TCTCCACGACGATAAACGAAACTTAACCATCTTGTGTTCTATCATTTTAATACTCCTAATTCAACAGCTTCTAAATCACATTGAATTAAATATATTTCATTATTCCTGTCAATTATATTTTCTTCTTGTTCCATGGTAAACTCACGGTAAACCCCTTTATAAATGTATCTATTCGTGAAACAAAAACAACGTTTACGGTGCCTCTTCAATTACTGCAGAATAAATTTGTCCCTCTGCCCCTTGAGATATTAAATATTTATCATTAGCTGTTGTTCTGTCTGCCTTTATTGCAGCTGCCACAGCGTCATCTACATTTGCAAAGTGAGTTCCTGTGTTTGTTCCATCATTAGTTCCTACACTGTCTTTATAATCATCTTGGAATTTCCATCTTGATATTAGCCCTCTTGTAACTAATCCAGTTTGTGCTTTAATAACTTCTTCTATTGTTAATGCTACATTATACATTTTAACATCTGAAAGTTTGCCATGATACCTAACTCCTCCACCTTGTGTTTGTCCCAGATATAATGCATTAGTAGGAAAACCCCCACTAACATCTGGAACAAAACTATCTGTTAAAGTTCCATTAATATATAATATTGCTGTGGTTCCATCATAAGTTAATGCTATATGCCTCCATGTGTTTAAAACTACTGCTCCTGCTGTTGAATTTGTAGAGTTACCCATACCCCAAGAAAAACTACTACCTACTGTAACATGTCTAAAATAAAATCTTGGAGCTCCTCCGCTTGCCTCTAAAATTCCTGCATCATTTATTATTTCATCTGTATACATCCAAAAATCAAAAGAAAAATTATTATCATTTAAGTTGAATAAATCTGTTGAAATATTATCTAAAATTTTTACATTATCATCTACTCCATCAAAGCTTGCACCTTGCTTAGTATTAAGAGAAGTGATATTAGCTTCAACTGCACCTGCTGCCATTATAATTTCTCCCTTGAGCATGGTCCTTGTGGGTCTTCATCATGCCTACATATATGTTTATGAGTTGCTTCTTTCTTATCAACCACCTCAATCTCATTAGAACTCTCGCCATTCTTAACATTTTCTATAATTTTCTCATACTTAATAATCATTTTAAGCCTCCTTAATAGCCCATATCACTACCTGTTGATTTTCAGGTCCTATAGAAGTCATACCATATTTTCCAGCAGCAGTTGCAGTTACTCTCATTGCAGTTAATGCTGTATCAATAGCTGTAGTATCAGCGTTTACTATTCTTACTTCAACTTCGCCTGCCATTTTAAGCTGTTACCGCCCCTTGCATCATTCCATTTTCATGCAGAACTTTTAAAATCATTCCGATTGCATCACTTAAATTGTCATTACTTGCACTATCAGCATTAAAAGTTGCAATAGTTGTCCAGTTTGTGCATCCCAAAGATAAAGTAGATACTGCTGGAGTTTTTCCAACACCTAACTTTTCACATCTTAATTCTTTAACAGAAAGTGTTTCCATAACATCAGCACCTTGCCCATCAGTTACCATTATTTCTTACCTTTAGATTTAATTACTTCTTTTCCTTTGATAGAATCTTCATATTCTTTAATATCATTTACTATTGAAACTTGAGAATTATAGAATTGAACATCTGCAGTTCTGTTTTCAAATACAGCTTTGGCTTTTTCCTTAACCCATTTCTCTCCTCGTTTAATATTTGATTCTCCCATTTTAAGCATTAACATCTATATCAGTGATAGTATAAAGTCCCATTGGATCTGTGATTTGGATATGTCCCATTTCCCAAGCTCTTACTTTAATAGAAACACCTTGGTCTACAATTACTGCAGACTGTAAGCCAACTACTCCTTTCCATGTAGCTGCCCTTTGTCCCATTACAATCATTGCTTCATCAGCACTAACATTTGTAGAAACTATAATTTTTAATCCACAGATTTGCCCAACTACTCCATTACTTACAACATCAGCAGTCTTGAAACTTGGATTATTAACAACTTTAGAATTTCTAATTAGTGAAGCATAATCTACTGGTGTTACTAAAAGATATCCATTCTGTAGAACATCATAATTGTTTGCCATCATTGCACCCTCGCCAATTAAGATGTCTCCTATTGGGTCTCGGTTAGCAATTGTTACTGAGTTCCAATCATCAGCTGCAGCAACTACTCCACTTGTTGAGCCAGCAGCAGTAAGAGAAGTATAGATATACAAATCTTTTGCATTAACAATAGCTTCAGCAACTCTGAAAGAACTTCTTGCTTGAGTATTAATTGCATTTGTTAAACTGTCCTCATAGAATATTAATGCTTGTCCCATAAACTTTCGGTGGTATGTTGTTACTAAAGTCCAACTTGGGTGTAACTCTGGTGGTAGTGCTCCTCGAGCAACATCATTCACACTTCTATTTCCACTTGCACTTAATGGTGTAGAAGTTTCTCGGTAATAGTTTTCAGAATTATTACTTGAACTCTCATTTAAGAGAATCTGAGATAATTTGTATAATTTGTTAGCAAAACCTTTAACAGCTCTTTCGAAGTTCTTTCCTCTGATGTCAATTTCTCCAATTGTATCAGCCATTATTCTTTATCCTCGTCGTCCACAACATCTTCAGGTTGTTGTTCTTCTGTTTTTGTTTCGTCTTCCATATTATATTTTGATTTTTATATTATTTAAATGTTTTGTTTTAATATTGATGTCCTTTATTTATTAGAACTGCACCACTTCCATTGTTTCCAATAGTTTCTAATGACATCCCAACAATTTGAGTGCTACTTCCTTCTACTGAACTGTCGTCAGCAACATCAATTTCATTAGCTGCTGCACCTGTCATAACTAATCCACCGAGCACTGCAGTTTCTGCAGCTCCACAAGTTAAGTCTGCAATACAATGAGTTATTAATGGAAATTTTGTAACTCCATCAGTAGTAGTTTTTTCTATTGCTGCTATTCCTAAGAAAGCTTGATTAGCTCCACCTGTTGCAGTGCATGTTTTAGGACTTGAACTTAATTGCATTAATGTGCCTTTAGGTATAGCTGTTCCAGTAGCTACAATAACTTCTATAACATCTCCTTGATTTCCTAAAAGAACTACATTAGTTGCTTCGTCTGCCATTATCTATTTATCAATACAGCCTGAGTTCCAGTTGTTGCAGTTTCTAATCCTATTCCTACAACTTCTCCAGCTGTAGCAACAGTGTCAGAATCAGCGTCGGCTATTGTATTTACTCCTGATATTTTTTGAGGCTGTCCTAAAGTTCCAGCAGCACTATTCTTACATTCAGCTACGCAGTGAGTTATACAACTCATTTTAACAACTCCATCAGTTGCAGTCTTTTCAGTTGCTGCAATACCAGCGAAGAACTTTCCATCAGCTGTAGAAATAATCACAGTTTGAGGTGTAGTTCCAAACTCCATGATAGAGCCTTTTGGAATTGCTGTTCCAGCTGCTACAGTATATTCTACTGGGTCTCCTTGATTTCCCAACAATGTAATTATTGTTGCTTCGTTTGCCATGAAATATAATAAAAAATAAACTATTTAAACTTTTCTAATTCTTGCTCAACTAAGATTTTTAAGAAAACTTCTCTTTTTAGCATGTCTGCATGAATTTTCATCTGTGCTTCATGTGCTGCAATGCTATCATTAATCGCAGTAAGTTCGTCTGTAACGAGTTCTTTAGATAAATCCATCAGCCTCTAAAGGATTAACTTCTCCTCTCTCCAATGCTTCTGCATATTCTGTATCAGTTAATCTTGTAGGTTTCTGTGGCACTGCTGCACCTGCACTTCCACCTAAGACTGAGTTAGCCTGTAGTTTCTCCTCTCTGTCTAATAATTCTTTTTTAACTTTGTTGGCTTCTTCCATCCTTTTAGCTGCAATGTTCGCGTCGTCAATAAGTGTAGTTGTTTCAGGCTTGCTCCCCTCATCAGAATTTTCAACTGGAGTTTCTGGTTTATCTTCTTCTTGTTTTTTTTCTTCATCCATATTAATTTACCCCCTTACAAAGTTGGTTTATTTTGAAACCTTAACTTGTGGCATTTGCACTCCAACAATTAATGCTATCAAACTAAAAATAATAGTTCTGAATGTTCCATTAATTCCATTGTATATAGCAACAATCTCTAAAGCTGTTAAGCATAGAATTGCTACACATGCTACTTGCCATTGTAATGGTTGTTTTTGTTTAGTCATTATTCAGTGTCTCCTATTGATAAAAAAGCTCGTGTTGGGTCTGGCTTTAAAACAGCTTGCTCCATTCTTAATTCTAAAGATGGCTCAACACTTTCAAAATATACATCATACTCTGCTATTTGTTTTGTAGCATCACTTCCCCAGAATACTAAATCTTCATTTCCCCCCTTTACCAAAGTATTATAGTCTCTACGAATTAAACTTTTTTCTACATTCATTGCTGCAACATATTCATCTGCTGAGGCTGGGTTTGTATTCGCTGCTGAAATATAATTTTGAATTGCTGTCTTTCTCTGTCGGAGTTCTTTAGTTTTTAGAGTAACTAAATCTTGTCGCTGTGATTTAATATTGTTTGTAACATCTTGATAGAAACTTGCTACCAATCCCAAACCTGCTCCCAAAACAGCTCCAGGAGCTGCACCTATACCACCTGCTGCTGCACCTATACCCCCACCTACTGCTGCTCCCCCCCCAACAGTTACTGGATTTATTCCTGTAACTCCTGATTGGATTGCTTCCCTAATATTAATTCCATCGTTCTCCATCTGTTGAGCAGTTGCAAAATCAATAGTGCCTACATTTTTTGCTAGTGCTATTTTTCTTTGCATCTCTCTCTGTGCTGTTTGCGCTGTCCCAACTGGCACAGTTCCTAGAGGCTGATTTATACTTTGTTGAATCTCTGTCGAGGCAGTTTGTACATCTTCTGGACTTAATCCTAAATAAGTTTTATTTGTTCGTGGGTCTATAAATCCAGATTGCTCTCCAGTTGCGCCACTTTTAAAAGTCTCAACTTGGTTGGGATTTACTGGCTCATTTACAAGAGGCTCTGGGGTTGGCGTTGGCAAAATACAAGTATTAGTCGCAGCATCCCATTTACCACCCTTTGCCTCACAACTTAATTGCTCTTGTGATTTTGTTGGTGCTTTCTTTTTCAATAGCCTTTCTGGAAGTGTGTCTACTTCTCCAAATATTGTTTTTACCATTATTCTCTAGTTATAGATGCCTCCACATCATTTGGCTGTATGCCAATTTGTCCTGTGTTCTTTTGTTCTTCTTGTTGAACAACTCCACCAAGACTAGCTGGTCTGTTAAATGTGATTTCTATTTGTTGTTGATTCCATAAGTCTCCCTCTAAATCAATCTGCTCTTTAGTATAGATTGGCTCAAAAATCATATAACCCATCTTACCCCCTACCTCACTTGTACCATCACTACTAGCTATACTTCTTGGTACTCCGAATGTTTGATAAAAGAAGTTTTCTAAATAAGAAATCCAAGCTGTTCTATCTTCTGAACTTCTACTTGGGTATGGCTCAATCTTTGCAGTATCTTCTGGAAGTCCTAACATCTCTCCTTTGTTTACAGCTTTTTCAATTTTAGTATTTGCATAAGTTATTTTACCTGCATTACTTGTTTTATAATAAACAATACCTAAGGCTTTATCTCTGTGCTTAATAACTCTCTCATCTTCTAAGGCTTCATTACGTGCATCAATAATCCATTTAGTAGCATCTATCTGTGAAGTGCCATGCACTTGGTCTCCAATTCTTTTATTAGATGAGTGTAACATATTCTCTTTTTTAATTGTCTTCCATACTTTTCCATTCCATACCTCATACCTTTTTATAAGTCCATTCTTTGCATAAACAATCTTTACTCTCTCTGGGCTTATAGCAATCATATTTGCTATTTTATTATTATTTTATCTTTTAACTTCAATAAAAGAGTCTCCAACAATTAACTTAACTACTTCGTGATTCCACATCAACTGGTCAAAGGTATCTTTACCCATTCCAGTAATGTGTCTTAGTTCTTCTTTCTGAATTATATTCTTATTCTCCCATCCCTTACCTACACTCCATGTAGCTAGTGCATTAGCTGCTGAATAGATTTCTGGAATTGTAAAATAGTAACCATAGTTAGTTGTAGCCTTATCAAAGTACCAGTAGAACTCATCTTGGTTTGGACTAGCTGCGTCTAGAGCTTGTTGACTTACAATAAAATCATCTACTATGTTTGTGAAGTCAGTTGTTGTAGCTTTGCTCATTTCTTGTAATGCCATTTTATAACTCTACCTTGAAAGGAATATTTATTTGAGAGGATGAGTTAATATTCCCACCTGTATTTACATCTGTAAGGCTAACTGTGCCAGCTGGGTCTAGGAATGTCCTTAACCATGCACTGCCAGTTACAACAGCATTAACTCTTAATATATCTCCTTTGTTAAATTTCTTTTCTGTAAGTTCTACTTGTAATGTTTTCTAAATGCTGCATTTGCAGTACTCGTTACTACCCCTGTAACAGTGCCAATACTTGTCTCAGTTACGCCATCATAATGATACACTGTCCACGCTATAGTTTGAGTAGTTGCACCATTTGTATTTGTAGTATAGCTTATTGTTGCGATAGCATTTGCTATTGTCACGTCAGTTGTAAAAGTTATATCAAAATTTACGTCATCCCCTGTGATTAGCATAGGGTTATCTGTATCTGCTATCATTGTGTTATCTGTTGTTAAGGTGTACTTACTTCCTACATTATCTTTAGTACCTAAAAAATAGAAATTCTTGTAGCCTCCTTTTGTTGTAAAATCAAAGAAATCTACATTTAGAATATAAGGAGGGGATTTTCTATATTGAATTGGTATTGGTTTGTAATCCATTATGTAGTACCATCCTGTATGTATTGTTGTTTATCTTTGTCAGTTAAAATCTTCATTGAGGAATCATATAAAGAATTTAAAAAATCTAATTGTGTCTCTCTCTCCCTCGCTGAGAATCCAGATAAATCAGCATTTATAACAATCATTGCACATTTTGCAGCTCCTGCCATAGTTAAGGCTAACTTCATTGTAGCGTCTAAAGTTCCAGCTGTCCAAGCTGCACTGTAATCGAAAGTACTATCTACATTAATCATAGCCTCGACATTTAGGACATAAACATCTGTTGCTGCTACTGCTTTTGCTGTTGTTCCTGCGTTAATTCCAGCTAGTGCTTGAATATCTACATTCTTTGTGAAGATTCCGAAGTCTGCCATTTTATTTTTTAAACGCTCCTATCAGTTGCTGAAGTAATCTAAATAAAATATGGTCTCTAACTGTTAAATCTACATTTATTTGTTTTCCTGTCTCCTCGTCATAATATTGTTTTGTTATTATGTTTGTTCCATCTACCATTATACTTTTATAGAGTAAACAGACAAATTTAAATGTTTGTATTTCTCTCCCCAGCCTGCATTGGTTGAGCCCTCTGCAATATGAGTATAGTTTCCAAATATCTTAAGATGTCTGTTGCCTAAATTATCATTTGTATAGGCATACTGAACAGACTTAAAAGATTGAAAAATCTTTGGGTCGTCTTTTAGCAAATGCAGTTTTCCAGTTTCCATTAACATTTTAAAATGTGAATATTTTAATGTCTTTTGTAATTTTCTAGTCTTACCATCTTTACTCATAATTTGTTTTGAGTTATCTATTGCCTCTGTTTGATATTTGGTTTCATCATCAAACATCAACCAATCAAAAACCCCTACCCCAATCCCTCCGCTATCGATGAAGATTTTAGAAAAATCATATAAGGCATGCAGTTGCTTTATATGTTCGAAAGTTTGGGGTAGAGTAGTTTTTGTAGTAATCTGATTTTCTACTTGGTAAAGATGGTCTTTTTTCAACTCAAATATTTCAAAAGTAGATTCGTCCTCTCCCATTCTAGCCACATCAACACCTAAAAAATATATTCCGTTCTTATCTATTTTGTTTGGCCTCTCCTCTGTCATGCAAGAAGTTATTAAATCATCATCAAACCATTGTCGCATATCATCTAAAAACTCTCCCTCATACTCTTGCTTATACTCCATGTCGCTTAGGATAGCCTCTTGATTATCTAAGAACTTCAATGCCTTATCTCTCTTTTCTTTTGTCCACTCATCTACTAACTTCCTCTCTTGTATAACTTTTCTAGAAGTTATATTAAATACTTGCCACTTATCCTCTGTATTCTCCCAACACTTAAAAAAGAAATTCTTTTGATTTGAATTAGCTATAAATTTACCCCTCGGAGTTGATGACATCCAAATTTGACCTGCTGTAGTCATAAGAGTTGGCATGGCAGCTTTCCACATAAGCTCTGGCATCCCTGAGGCCTCGTCTATATAGAGAACATTGCCTGTAAAACCTCTCACGGCATCTCCTGTGTTCTCAACTGGCCTGCTGATTACATGAGCTCCATTCTTTATCCAAACTCTGCTTTTTGTAGGCTTGTTCTTGCCTTTTTGTATCATATTTTTGTGATTCTTCTCTAAATAGTCTAAAATCATAATAATAATAAGTTGGGCTTGGTCTTCTGTAAGTGAGACTACTATAACTTGGTGCTTTGGGT